TAAATCTATCAACAATCGGAGTCAATGAATCAATCTGTGCCTTGCGTTCCTCTGCTAAGACTTTCCATTGATTCTGTTCTTCCATTTGCTTTGTTCGATTATCTTCTACTTGCTTCTGTAAGTTAGCAAGTTCGGCTTCTACCTTCTGTGCCCTTGTTCTATACTTCTTGCTTTCGGCAATAGCATCGCCAAGTTCGGGATTACTTGGTGCATTCTGGCCTGTAGCCACCTCTTGTACTTCTTGTACTTGTTCTTCACTCATCTGAGTCTCCTGTTTTAAGAACCTTAATTGGTTCAAATCTTATGCTGTTCACTCATTTTAACATCTTTGATTTGAGTATTATTAAAATCATTGTATATCTTCTATAAATTCTATTATGTAATCTGGAAGTCTTGACTTCTGATTAGTCTGATATGCCCCCCAAGCCTCCGCAAACGCTTCACTATAAAATTCAGTAAAGGATTGTTGTACTTTTAAATATTCTGTTGAATCTTTCTTAATCCATTTTTTAGCTATCTCATTCCATTTCTGTCTCTGGTTAAGTGTTAAGGACTCTTGAACTATATGCCCAAATTCATGATGTATCATAGCTTCGCCAGTAGTGTTGAAATGATATGCCCTACCCTTAGATTTAATCCATGCTTTATTCGTAGCTGTTTTTCTTTTAGTGACATCATCCAGCGATTTATACTTTCTCGTATTGAATCCAACAACATTAAAATTCCCTAAAAACCCTTCTTTCATTTCAGCAAAGGAAGGTTTCAAATCTTGTATAAGTGTGTTCTGTTTAGGAATAACATTAGAAACACCATAGTTGTGTCCACTTTTAGATTTAAACTTACTGCCTGTGCCTTTTTGGAAATTGGCAAAATCACCAATTATAATATTGTTTTTTATTTTATTTGGGAGTTTTGAAATTGCGTTAGTAATCTCATTAGCAAAATCCAATGATAATGTTTTAAAATTAACATTTACAGCCCCATTGGCCTTCATCCACGATGTAGAATCATTTATTATTTTATGCTTACCAGCCATACTGGGAACATTAACATTAATTTTCTTCCCTCTCACCAACGGCTTATCAAGGTTCTCACCCTTATATGATTCAGGAACTAATTGACATCTACAATTCTGTTGGCAAACAGAGAACCCACTCTGTGGTAGTCCTATAAGTTCCCAATATTTTAGATCTTCTACTTCACCATGTCTTGGTTCACAGTCTGGACATACTTTCCCATCGCCTACTGATACCCATTGAAACTGATCAACACCTGCTTTAGTAAACGTGGATCTGGAAGCGTTACTACCCGCCATACCTATTCCGGTCTTAACTGTGTTCTTCACTTGATTGCGATAGTTACCGAATAATCTACCACCGCCCGTTAAATCAGCCATAAGCGTATCTTTAATAGCAGAATTTGACATACCACTTGCCTTCATAGATGTAACTATGCCTTGAATATCAAGTGTGGTTTGTGCAGCCACGTTAGAGAGTTGTGTTCCCACTATGATTTCCATATTAGGCATTCTTGAGTTCCCGTTCTATTCGTGCTTCAATCAATCTAAAAGCGTCTCTCTCAACATTCTTAGTCATACCGAACCATTCACGCTTAGGTAAGTCTTTCCCGCCCTTTTGGTGAAATTCACCTACTTCATCCATTGACACATTACTCTTTAGATAATTACTTGTTCCCGGATGAACCACTACCTGTTGATTTGTTTTCGTAGCCTTATCTACTACCAAGTTTCTCATTTTACCGCTATCTACGAGAATTTTACCATGCCCCTTACGCTTAATTGTAGATGGTGCTAATGATTGCATCTTACCATTGATACCCTGACCGCTTTCCAATCTCTGATAATGGTCTTTCTTAATAATACCACCAACAAGATTTAATTCTTTATGGACATCAAGATTTATCTTTCCTAAGTCAAAGTTCTTTGTAACTGTTACACTCATNATTTNTTTAGAACCTTNTNNGCAAACTTCTTACCTTCTTTATCNGCTTCCTGAATCTCGTCAATATGCTCTTTAAGGAACGCATCNCCCAAAGCTAATAGATAACCTTCTGGATCATTNAATAGGTCATCCATATCAATAGCATCTAATATNTTATCAGCGTTCTGTATCACTTCTTCTTGNAACCCATCGAGTTTATCAAGATAATTATGAACTAATTGAGCCAAGTTTTCTTAGTCCTTCAAATTGCGGTNGTGTTNCNTTAGTCTCTACTGCTTTTGCTTCNTCNACTTCGCCAAGTTTGGNTTTTAAATCTTCNTCNNNTATATCTGGATTGAAATGTCTGAATAAATCTTCTCTACTAATAAGACCTTTTTCAAGTTTCCAATCTAATTCTGCACGTTCTTCTTGTGGGCTTTTGGGAAATTCTATCTCTGCGAAATCTACTGAATATCGTTCACCTAAATCTTTACCTGTATGTGCTCTTATAACAGATCTATCTATCTCGTATCTCTCCCGTTCCCATTCCCTCCATATAGGTATATCTGATACCCTCGCCTCTAAGTTCTCTATCTCTAACATTCTTATGGCTTCGCCACTCTGTGGATTACCTGAATCATCCCACTTAATCCTTAGATGATTATTGAGAGCTGTCTGATTAGCGAATGACTTAGTTACCTCTGACATATCTTTAAGGCTTCCCGGGCTTCCTACAAAGCTAAACGATGCACCCTCTGGTAATATCATTACCTTATCAATACCCATTGATAGAGTGGTTGCATTGTCTAAGCCACTTGCCACAGGCTGACCAAATGAAAACCGTTCCGCTAAGGCTATTTCAGTATTTGCAATACCAATTTGAATTGATGCTCTTATAACATCACTTGCCCCCTGTGGGTAATCAACAAACGAAACAGGTATTACTCCGTATGGATTCTCATTACCATCGTTAACCTGAATCATTCTTCCTGCTTGATCATACTTAAAATGTAGTTCATCTGACCAGAACACAAAGATTCTATTATTCTTAGCATCACGTTCTACTTCATACGATACGCCACGCATCTCTCCATCTACCATATATCTCTTAAAATATGGAATAATATCATACTCTAAGATAGATCTGCGTTCATTCCATCTTGTCCTTAGACCCATGCTCGAAGTAAGCCATGATAATTCTGCAAACTCTCGAACCTTTTGATTTAATTTGTTTGAATAATCTGAATAAGACTCATTGACATCACCATTAATCATTCTAAGTGGTGATTTCTTATACAGCATCATCCGAGCCTTAGCGAATCTTGGAACAATCTTTTGTGGGAAAGATGGAACCTGATTCAATGTAGCCTTTGAAAACCATTGGTCTATATGCTTATCTACATCCTTGTGATAATAGAAATCTAATGCTACTGATTTTTCTGCATCTTCTTTATTTGCCACACCTTCTTGGGCTTTCCTTACCGATTCCATTACCAATGATTCTGATAGTTCTGGCATTACTACATTATTTACGCTTCTCATGCTTTGAATTTCCAATTACTTTTATCATTAAGGATAGTGTTCATCATCTTAGGAGATGTCTGTTCCTTATCCATTCGCCACCCTATTATCCATAACCCTATGAATAATATGTTTACGCCCAATGAGAAGCCGAGTATTAATTCCATGATATCGAAGTTCCAACCCTTTGAACGATTGGATGTTTGTATTCTATGTAGTATGAGCAAGCATCCAACATGTGAGATAATTCAGGATTGCTCTTATCAATCCCGCCCTTCTTATCACGTTGCACCTGCTCTAAATCTTTAATTAAGTATATACAAGATGGATCAATGGTCATCTTGACTCTATCTTTAGCATCTAATAGCATTCTATTCAATGCACTCAATCTATCTTTCTGCGTTGGGTGGGCAACTCTCGCAATCACCTGGAATCCATTGTCTTTTAAAATCTGATGATCTGATCTATTAGATGTGGTAGATCGTGCCTTACCAGCTGGATCAGGGAATATTGGATGTAAGCCCCATCTCTTACGCATCTCTCTGCTCATAGCTTCTGTATTAGAATTAGACTGTCGAATCTCATCATAATAATGAATAGTCCCATCAGTATATACACAAGCTATGACTGCACTCATGTAATCAACATTCATGTCCATACCTATAAATCGTTCACTTGTTAAGCCTTCAGCTTTTCTCACGTTTACATCTCTGTCGAAATTGTATGCAGCACGATTACCTGTTGTTTCGAATGAAGCTTCCATCTCTTGTCTGTATAGTCTCCCATCCATATTAGACTTGAGCCTATCTATTTCGTCATCATCAACAAATCCACCTTCTGTCGTCTTAAACTGCCACGACATCCATTCCGGATCGCTCTGCCCTTTTAAGTACAAGTCATATAATACATTATATCCATCAGGAGTACCAATAAACATCGCATCACCTTTCGTTGTTGCTAACATAGGCAAGACAATCTCCTCCCATACGTGTGGCTTAAAATAAGAATATTCATCTAATACAACCTTATTAAGTCCTGCACCGCGAAGTGAATCTTCATTATCTGCACCTTTTATTGATATTTCTGCATTATTAGGAAGTACTACCTTCAATTCCGATTCGTTTATCTTGGCTCTGCCCCTGAAAATCTGTCTTAAAACTGGAAAGGCTATCATCTTGCCCTGTCTGTAAGTCGGTGCTATGAACCACCTTCTTTCGTTTGCTTTTATATTCCCCATACAAAGCCACATCAACGCTAAGTAAGTCTTGCCAAAGCGTCTCCCAGCTACCACTACTTTGAACCTGTGCGGATCTAATAGTATTTCCCTTCGTAACGGATTTAGTGTCCAGTTCACTCAATCTCAAAAACCTTAATAGGTTCCTGATTAATCGTAGCCTCTATACGATCTAATGCTTTACCCTCTGTTCTGTCTGATACCCAATCTCTTGCTGCCTTATCTCCCTGAGTTGCTTGGCTCCATGCCTTGGTAACCATAGCATCATAGAATGTTTTTCTACTTACAGGATCCAATTCTTTTCCCTTTGCTCTTATAATATCTGGTATGCAAAATTCTTTCTTAGGTCTGCCCGGTCCTCCCGGATTGCCTTTCTCGAATAATTTTCCATTGACTTTCTTCGTTTTTTCTTCGTTTTTAACGTCAGACATCAAGGTTCACCAATGCCATCATCAAGGCTTTGTTAAGTTGCTCGAATAGGTCTTTCACCTTGTGTGAGTCAATCTCATATACATCAAATTCAAGTCTCCAGTTGTGTGTGCTCTTTAGGTTCTTAATACCTACGAGTTCAACTGTGATTGTAGATTCTTTCAAATAGTAACCGGTTAAGATTTGATCTATTTCTTTTTGTTTCGATTCGGTTCGTTGAGTTCCAATC